TCCTTCTCCCAATCGGGATTTTTAGCCACGAAGTCAAGGACGAGGCTTGCGACCTCGCCCTCTCTCTCCGTGTGCTCACCGAGAATTTTTGTTATTTGTTTTTCGTAACTCATTGTGTATTAACGAGTTACTAAAAGGGCAGGTCATCGCTCTCCCCCTGTTTGGAAGGCTGGGACTTACCGCCACCCTGCTGGCCGTACTCCTGTACTTTGAGGTCACCGAGGAAAATGTTCTTTCGGTTCTCCTTGTCGTAAAGGGCGATGGTGTGGGTGTTGCCGTATTTGTCCTCTCCATCCTTCTTCTTGATAATGTCAATGAAGATAGCCTTGTCCCCGTTCTTGGTCTCATAAAGGAGTTTTTTGGGGATTTTGCTCAAATTGAGCATACCTGTGAGTTTCTGTGCCATAATGCGAATGTATTAGTTGTTACAGTATTTGCTTTCAAGATAGTTCAGAGCGTCCTTGTAGGAAAGGTTTCTCTCCTGCATGATGAAGTTTACCACTTGGTTGACGAACTTTCCGAATCTATAAATTTTTATCATTTCTTATAGGTTTTTATTTCTTCTCGTACAATTTTTGGATGAAGTTCTTGCAGTCAACCTCATAGCGTTGCAGGTGTCTGATAACGGCATCCAAGACGCACTCGGTCACGGCTGGGCGGTTCTCCATACAGGAGGCCAAAACCCCGATGATGGCAGGTTTGCCCCCTTGGTCGTAGGACAGCGTTTCCATCACCATCCCATCGTGCGTTCCGTCATTGTAGGGCGTATCTACTACAAGCATGAAGTCAGCATGGCGCAGTAGCCAAGCGATAATCCTAAATCTCAATCTCTCCAACATTGTATTCTCTTTTTAGTTTTTCAATTCTCTTTTCGTTTTTCTCCACGAACCACGGGTTCAGTTGGTCTCGTGTGTTCTTGTGTTCCCATCGTTCATGGCACTCCCAGCACAGGATATTCACGTTCCTCGGGTCGTGGGCCATTTCAGCGTGAGAGCCTCTTGATAGTATGTGTGAGATGTTGGTGGCCCAAGGGTGTCTGATGGGCTTTCCGCAGTTCTCACAGACGCAGGGGAAGTGGTGAAGGCAGTATTGGTAGAACTTGTAGTTCCCCTCGTCATCGTTCCTCCCGAATTTCTCCTTTTGGAGTTGCCTACGGAAGTTAATGTCAAGCACCGCCACCCTCTCGTCATACAAAGCGTCTATGCCTCGTTTGAGAAGGTCGTTGTACTCCTCCATCGTGGTTATGACGTATTTAGCGGTCATTCAGCAAGTCCTCCAAGTATTGTTTCGCCAACGCCACCTCGTTATGGGCTTTTCTGATAGCGTCAAGTTGCTCCTGTGTGTATGGCCTCGGTGCTCCATCGGCCCATGCTCGGTAGTTGATGGTCTTGGGGCACTCCAACATAGCGAGGTCATACATATACTCCATGTAGCCCTCAATGATGCCCACGTCAATCCCCTCGTCAATGTCGTAGCGAATGTCGTTGAAGTCATAGAAGTTGTCGGCAATCTCTATGGTTTCTCCAACCCTGTCCCCTACCCAATTCAGAGGCTCGGGCTTGTCAAGGCCGTGCTTGGTGCAGAAGGCATCCACGTATTTGGTGCAGATGGAGTTGAACTCCGTGTATAACTGCTCTCTTTCTTTTCTATCCATAGTTTTTTTCTCCTATCGGGGGGTCTAACACAAAAAACAGGTTTTCGGCAGCGAATTGGATTATCCAATCAATAGCCTCGTTTGCCTCGGCTTGGTCAAGTTCCTCAAACTCCACTATTCTCCGTTTCCATTTCCCCTCTACCCTATCCTCTCTGATGAACAGAGGGCAAAGCCCCCGTATCTTGTTATATGTCTCCTCTTTGGTGAGGTGCTCCCCGTTCTCCATGAAGGCGTTCTTCAACTCGGGAATGATATAGCCGAAGAAGTAGTTTTGGGTTTTCTCCGATGCCTCCACGGGTTGCAGTTCCACCCTCACGATGGCCACCTTACCCCTGTGGGTTTGGAGGAAAGCCGTGAGAGCATCCCAATGAAGGTTCAACTCCCCGTGCTCCCCTATCCTCCCCATCATGGTCTTGCTACGTATTCTCACGACAACAGGCGCAAGTTAACGTGGCAGTCATCCAATATATGCTGGAACTCGTGGATATGACGGATTTCTCCATCAAACTTGCGGTTGTCAGCCATATTGCGGACTGTTACCAACCATGTCTCACCCTTCTTTCGGGCGTTAATCAGAATCGGGCCTTTGTTGAGGAAGTAGGCGGTTTCTCCCACAACCTCCTCGGGCATGATGCCGTTCTTGGTGAAGAACTCCTCGTACAGAGGGGCTGGCTGGAATATCTCTGCATAGCGCAGTTCGTCTATACCAACTCGGCACACATAGCCGTAGTTGTTGGGGTCTTTAACGTAGTCCCCGATACGTAGGTTTCGCTTATCCATCAGTAGTGAAATTCTCCAATGATTGCAAAGTCATACGTTGTTTTGTACTTCTCCTGCATCCTGTACAGGAGGTCGGACAAAGATACACACTCGTGCTTGGTACTCTCCTCCAAGGTCATTTCAATCACCGATGCCCCGTAGCCGTTGCGGACTTTCTTTTTCCCGAACTTGCGGTAGGGGTTATAGTCGTAGGGAATCTTGTAGTGTTGGAGAGCACCTGCAAGAGCGAACCCGTTTTTACTGCTCGTTATGTAGTGTATCATGGATTGCCCTCTGTACCTTTTTCGCTCCCTCCAAGGTGGGGAAAAGGTTGCCCGCCTTGCGCAGTTCTCGTGCGCTATCGGAATCAAGGTCAACCTTATCCACCTCGAAGAATGCGTTAATGAAGTAACCTGTTTTCATGGCTTAATGAGAACCACAGGCGGGACGATGTTCTTCCAACTGAGCGAGGCGGTCTCGGAGAATCTTGATTTCGAGAGCGTCATAGTCGGTGCTGAGGATTTCCGCTCCCTTGCGGAAGATTTCGTCTTGTACACGCTCCTGTTGCTCTAAGATGTCAAAGATGCAAGCGGAGAAGATTTCCACGTGGTTGCGCTTTACGACGAACGTGATGCAGGCGGGATAGATACCCGTGGAGAATGAGTTAACAACCTCGAAACCCTTTTCGTTGAGTTCCTCCTGCAATTTGCGAGTGGCCGATACGATGTCAGCGATAATCTTCCACTCGTCTGATGTGAATTGTCGTACCATAGAGTTTGTGTTTTTGTTAGACAAATATACGTAAAATTATTAACATTCGCAAGGAAAATCTGCACTATTTGAATGCCTCTCCGTTGCGAACCTTGACGAACTCCTCCGAGAAGTCAGCGAGCCACCATACTTTGTGCTCAATGCCGTTGGAGGCGGTGATAACCTTGCGGTCAATGTTGTACCCCTTCTTTCCAAGGTCGTAGATAGCGTCACGGTAGGAGAAGATATTGAATTTCTCAATCATGTCTCTACCCGTTACGGGGTTGCCAGCAAGCATGAAGGCTGCGAGGCGGTCAAGTTTGGTCTTGCTCTTTGCGAGTTCGCTGATGGTGGGTTGGTTCTCCCGAATCTTCGCCCACTCGGTGCTGAAATTTGCCATTAGAATGTGATTTTGATTGTGTTCTGCTTGTTATAACAGGAGGGCCAAGGAGCATCGTGCTCTGCGACCTGTTCCCCATCTTTGTTATAGAAGATGGCGTGGGTAATGGAAAGCGTGATTTCTCCGTGCTCCTCGGGCGGTTGGTAGTAGTCTCCCCTGTCAACGTGTCTCCATCCTTCGGCCTTGAACATGACACACGCCTCAATGTCATCGGATAACATGAAGTCTCTCTCCATTTCTCCCCAATTGGCATCGGTGCAACCGAAGTCAAACGTGAAGTCGTTGGAGTCCAACTCGTAGCCCATCACGTCTCGGAGTTCTTTCAGAAGTTGCGTTACGTTCATTTTGCTTTTTGTTCTAATCCGAGGGCAAAGATAAGTCAAATTTATGAGAAAAGCAAGAAAAATTTTACTTTTCTGCGTTTTGGCGTGATTTTATCGCCTCGGAGACAAAGTTTCGGAGTTGAACGTCAAACATATCATCGGGAGTGGTATGGAACACGAGCCATTGGGCACTCGCTGCCGCATTCATCTTCTCCATATCCTTCAACTGCCCTACGCCTCCACTGTGCCTTCCTCCTGTAAAGATACCACCATCCACCTCAATCGCAATTTTCAGTTCGGGGCAAGCGTAGTCAAAACGCCACTTCCTTTCGGGGTGGAAGTACCATTCAGCCCACCACTCGCCACCAAACAACTTCTCGTATATCTTGGTATAGGCGTTTTTACAGGGGTATTTACTCTCCTTCTTTGCCATTAAGCCCTATTGTTATTAACTCCTTGAACTCCGAATAGTTGCTATTACCCTGCAAGCGGATAGGGTTCTCCAACGAGGTCTTTCCACCACGGTTCTTGCGCACCCACATATCAATCCTATCCTCTATGGTCGTACCCATGTCATCCCTCGGGCGTTCAAGCATCAGAACGAGGTCTGCATCCTGCTCAATAGAGCCACTGTCGCGAAGGTCAAACAGTTGGGGACTTCTCCCCTCCTTCGCGCTCTCTCGGTTCAACTGACACAGGAGAACAACGGGTATATTGCTCTCCTTCGCCACGGATTTGAGACGGGCCGTGATTTCTCCGATGACCTGCGCCTGTGTCTTTTGGCGGTCAGAGTAACGGACGAGGCCGAGGTAGTCAATGAATGCAATCTCACAGTTGCCTGCCTGTGCATCCAAGGTGATACGGGTGCAGAGTTCGTCCAAGGTCTTAGCCCTGTCATTGATACGGAGGTTGGCGTTGACCGCCCAGCCCACCGCTCTCTCATAGTTGTTCCATTCAACGTTTTGGGTTACTATATCAAGAGTGCTCACCTCTCCCGTGCCGACAATCAGCCTCTGAACGAGTTCCTTCGCGGTCATTTCAAGGGAATAGAAGTATGCCTTTTTCCCGATACGGGAGGCGTTCTGTGCTATCTGCAATCCGAGCGTGGTCTTACCGACTGACGGGCGGGCAGCGAGCACCACGAGGTTGCCACTTCCGAACCCTCCGTAGGTCATGTAGTTTAGCGTGTCAAATGGCGTGGGAACTCTCGTCATCCTGCCGTTCATAATATCGTCTGCAAGTTCGTTGGCTACCTCAACTGCGGACTTTGCGCTCTCGTCTTGGAGTTTGTCGTTTATATCCTTGGAGAAGTCATTGAACAGGGTTGAGACCTCCTCAACGGAGTTGCCAGCCTCAACGCATTGGAGAATGCGCACGGCTTGTAGATACGCCTCCCTCTTGACGTAGGTGTCCATCAGAGAACACCCGAGTTGGAGAATGGCCGAGCCATAGGTGGCCTCGCAGGTCATAACGTTGTCAATGAAGTTCTTCCTGTCAACCTTCGGGAAAACCGTGGTCATGTCAATGTGCTCACCCTTACGATACATTTCCACGATGGTGAGCCAAATCTTTCGGTTCTCCAAGGAGGAGAAAAACTCGGGCTTTACAATCCTTTGCAAGTCTGACAGGTAGTTGGTGTCAGCGAGGATGGAGTTCAGCAACCTGCCCTCAATCGGGGTCGGGTCGGGCATAGGGAACTCGGTAATGGTATGCTCTGTTCTACGCATTTGTTATTTCTTTAAGACAACTTTTTCGTACTGCTCGTAGGTGAGGCCCATTTCCTCCCAAATAGGACGGGAAGGAGTGGCTTTTGGCTTTGGTTGCGCCTGCGGTTTCGGGCCACTCGGCTTTCCGTAGTTGTTTTGCGCCCAAGTAGCCAATCTCCTCGGAAGGTCAAATGCGCCAGCCTTCCTCTTTGCTATCTCGCAGAGGATAAGGTTGCCATTTGCCTGCCCCCAATAGTTGAGAAAAGCCTCAATCATTTCGCGCCCGTACTTGCCCACGTAAGGCTCGCACTTTTCACGCAAAATCGCCCGTTTTTCTTCTATTGTATATTCTTTTTTGTTTTCTTTATTATTTATATCATTGGTTGATTTAACCAATCCATTGGTTGATTTAACCAATGGGGCGAGACCACCGTCAAATAGGGGTTTTGCCATATCTGACAGGGAAAACCACGTTGCTTTACTCGTCATTGATAGGCTATATTCTCCCTTAATCAAATACCCGCCCTCTACGAGTTTGTCAAGGATGGTGCGAATACGCTGGTCGGAAATACAGGGAAACACGTTTTGGATAGCCTTGCGAGAGGCGAACACCCACACCCTTCCGTCTCTGAACATATTTGGGTCGGAGGCGTTTATGTTCGTCCAATAGCGGAAGTGTTGCAGAATGGCCGCACTATCCATACCACCCAAGAGACAGGCGAGGTCAATGTTGACTATGACTGAATCTAACTTCATAATGAGTGATAAAACTCCTTCATAGACAATCTATCACAAGAACCATCCTCATTGAACACAGGAGTTAAAGGGTAATCAGTAGAGATTCCTTCTGCCTTTCTGTCCAGATAATAATCATGTCTCCAGCAGAGTCCTTTTGCCTTACAACCCTCTCCCTTACAGTAATCCATATCAGTTGCCATCTTTGTCAGATATTATTTTATTAAACATGTCATAAAAAAGTCCCCTGCTTGGAATCCGAACCTTTCCTTACAGGGGACACTACCGTTTATGGTATTTTTCCTTGACGCAGTAGTGGGTTCGGAGCACTCCTACGCTCGTTGTTTATCCGATTTCTGA